AGCTACAGCCGCTAAAGCTGAAAAAGCGCGTGCAGAAGCAGAAACCAAAGCGCGTGAAGAAGAACGCAAGTTGCAGGCCGAAAGAAATGCCGGCGCTGGAGAACAACGCAAAGCACTGGACGCTGCCAAGGTAGAAAAAGACCGCCTTGAAAAAGCCATGTCGGGCACAGGCTATGACGTACGTCGCTTTACAAGAGACACTTCTGGCCCCGCAATGACGGCAGAACTTAACAAGCTTAAGAAAAATTTAGCTGCCGCAGACACTAACTTGGGTAAGGCTAGGTTGACAAACAACACAGCAGATATTGAGAAGTACCAAGCTGAATACAACCAGATCGAATCTAATATTGACACCATCTACGCATCAGCGCCTATTATTGAGCGTGATTTAGATCAAGGGGCTGGCCCACAGCCAGAAGCTGCGGAAGGCATGCGCTTGCCTGCCCGTAAAGAAGGCCCCGTGGTTCGTAACTTGGCTGGCGCTAAACGTGTACGTCAGTCAGGGGTAATTAAACTTAGGGCAGATGGCTTGTCGCAAGAAGCTGCGAACGCAGTGCATTTGTTTACGGCTAAGGCACGCTTGGATGGCGCTACTGATGCTAGCCGCGCTAAGTTAGAGACCGCCTACGCAGAAGCTACTGAGGGTTTGACTGAAGACCAAGTGGCTAATCAACTGGCTGAAGGCAAGCGCCTATTGGGTCAAGGCCCAACAATTGAGATTATTGCGGCTCGTGAGCGCTATCGCCAGTCAGTGATTGAGCTTGAGAAAGCCCAGAAAGATTTTGACGAAGCCAAGACTCCGGCAACCAAAGAGTTGGCACAAGACGCCCTTGACCTTGCTAACCAGCGCAGCGATGCGGCAGAAGAAGTATACAAAAATGCTCGTGATATTCGTGCATCCAAAGCCCTCAAAGGCGGTGCGCAAGCAGAAGTCGAAGCCGCGTTGGATGCCGCTACTGCCAAGCAGGAAGCCGCTACACTGCCAGAAATTGACGAAGAAGGCCCGATCCAAGGTGCTGCAACCCAGTACACGGAGATGGAGCAGGCTCAGTTGTCTGACACAGCCAAAGAAGCCATTGCCGATGGGCGCTTGCTCGATGCTGTAAACGATGTGGCTGAGAACGGCCAGACTGACTTTATCCGCCAGAACGCCAAGAACGCGGTCAACATGTTGCTCCGCACCAAGGTAGTCATTGATCCTGATTTGGTGGATGCCAATGGCAACCCTGTACCAGCGTTCTACAACAACGTAACCAATACTGTGTCGTTCCGTCCCGGAGAGTTGACAGAAGAGAACCTGATCCACGAGGTGACCCACGCCGCATCACTGCGCGGTTTGGTAATGCCAGCAACTGATCTGACCAAAGAACAGCTTAATGCACGCAACGAGTTGAACGCCATGTTCAACCAACTGAAGAAAGACAAGGCGCTCGTAAACGAGTACGGCCTGACCAACGTGGCGGAGTTTGCGTCTGAGGTGCAGTCTAATAAAGACTTCCGTGACCGCATCAATGAAAAGCCATGGTTTGGCGGCAACATGTTGTCCCGTTTCTTCCAAGCCGTTTTGCGTTTGATTGGCTTTAAGACAGGTCAGTTGACTACCGATGTTGCTACCAAGAACATTGAAGCGCTGTATATGCCTGCGCAGAAGTTTGAGATGGTCGATAAGCTCAACACGGCATCCGTCTTCCGTACCAAAGCGCCAGCAGTTACCTCGGTTATTGTTGGCCAAGAAGCAGGCAGAGGCGTATCGCTTAAAGCCAACTTGTTTGGTTTAGGTGGCCGCGTACAGTTAGTTGACCGCTTGGCTGCAGCCGATGCCGCTATTGTGGCTGGTGAAGGCGCGGGTAAGTTGTCTTCTACTGAAGCTTTTCAAACGCAGTACTTCCTGCGTTTAGCCGATAACACAACGCAGACAGCCGGTCAGTTCATTACGCACGGCCCCGTGTCAATCGTGGCAGACAAGACCGCATTGGGCACAGAGTACCGCTACCAATCATCGACTGGCGCTAACCTTGTGCAAATGACTGAACATTTGGAAGATGCTTCCAAAGCCGGTTTGGGTGCCGATGCTGAGCGCATACTGACCGTACAGGTGGCTGGAGAGCGTGCAAATGCTACGCCTAACGGCTGGGCACGTTTGTTATCTTCTGATCCTGCGGCAGCTAAAGCCGAGTACCTTAAAGACCAAGCCACATTAGCGGCAAACCCCGAAGCTAAGAAAAGCATTGACGCGGCCAAGGCAGTGTACAAACAGTACAACAACGGCCTTATAGACTTTATAGTTCAGTGCGGGTTTATCTCTAAACTAGAGGGTGACCGCCTGAAGAAGACGCCGTTCATTCCGTTCTATCGTATTGAGAACAACGAGGTCAAGCTGTTTACCGACAGGGAAAGTAGCATCCGTATTGGCAACATCAAAGAGAACCCAGACTTGCAGCGCATGTTGGGCGATGAGAAAACCATTTTGCCAATCTTGACCAGCGCTGTGCAAAACACATTCATGCTATCTCGTGCCGGTTTGCGGAACCAAGCTACGCACAAGACATCAGACGCACTATACAAGGCAGGTTTTGCATCTAAGATCGGCAAGGGAAGCGGCCCCGCAGGTACTGATGTAGTTCGTTACAAAGTTGATGGCGACGATTACTTTGCGGTAATTGACTCTGACACGTTCGGCATTCCTGCGCATTTGATTGTCAAAGGCATGGAAGGTATCAAGACCACCATCCCAGAGATCGTGCGCATGATGGGCATACCGGCTGATTGGGTGCGTAAGTTTGTGACCCGCAGTCCTGCTTATGCCATTCGTCAGTTGATCCGTGATCCTCTCAATGCCGCTATTGTTGGTGGTGTAGATGGCGTGCCTGTCCTAAACGCGTTAAAACAACTGGCTAAGATGCGCGCTGGTCGCAGTCCTGCTGAAGACGCGTTGATGCGCGGTCTTGCTATCAGTAGCAACATCTACACGGGCGACGAGAAAGACATGCAGAGGTTCTTGCAGGACATCAGCACAGGTCGCGGTAAGTGGGACAAGATGCTTGGCATGTTAGATACCGTGGCGCTTCAAGCTGACGCGGCTACCCGCGCTACTATTTACGAAGACTCGCTGAAAAAAGGCTTTACAGAAGCCCAAGCGCAGTTCCGTGCGTTTGAGTCTCAGAACTTTAGCCGCCGCGGGTTGTCGCCAAGTATCCAGATGCTGAGCACAATGGTTCCGTTCTTTAACGCACAGATTCAAGGTTTGGATGTTTTGTACCGTTCGTTCAGCGGCAAGATGCCGTTCTCTCAGCGGTTGGAAATTCAACGCAAGATAAAGATGCGCGGTGTCTTGCTGATGGCCGGAACCTTGGCGTACGCCTTGATGATGGAAGACGACGAAGACTACCGCAAGATGCCGCCTGAAGTTAAATATGGCAATTGGTTTGTGCGCATTCCGGGCGTCAAAGACCCGCTCAAGATTCCAATTCCGTACGAGGTGGGTATTTTGTTCAAGGCGTTGCCCGAAGCTATCCTTGATGTGGCACGGCGCGATACCAAGGCTAAGGAAGCCATCAAAGGTTTGGGCATGCTGCTCTGGCAGTCCACTCCCGGCGTTATACCCGTGGCCGGCAAGCCGTTCATCGAAGGCGCTATTGGCGCTACACCGTTCGGCCCGATTGAGTCTCCAAGGGAGAAAGAGTTGCCACCCGCCATGCGTTACCGCGAAGAGACAACCGAAGTGGCCAAAACATTGGGCTCATTCACCGGAGCCATTGGCGTGTCGCCCTTGATGATCGAGCACTTTGTGCGTAGCTACACAAGCTCATTGGGGCTGTCAGCGTTGCACATGCTAGACCCAGCCCTGCGCTCGTCAACAGAAGGCGCGAAAGCTTCGACATCAGCCAGCAAGTTGCCGTTCGTGGGCGGCTTGTTCCAGTCAGCCGATGGCCGCTTCATAGTCGACCGCGCATACAACCGCGTGGAAGAAGTGGTGCAAGCGCAGAAGGGCTATGAGGACTTGGAGAAACGCGGCAAGAGAGCCGAGGCCAAGGCATGGGCGCAGGAGTATGCGTCGCTGTTGGCTCAAGCTGATATGGCTGGAAGCTTCAAGAAAACTATGGGGGAGATGTTCACCGATGAGCGTACGATACGCGCTGACTCTAGGCTCTCAACAGAGCGTAAAGACGAGCTAATCGCACGCATCAAAGCGGCGCAGAATCGAGAGGCCGAGGCTTTCTATCGGGCAACCGAAAGAAGAAAACCCCAGTAAAGCCTTCGTAGATGCCCGTCTTAGCACGGGCATCTAGTACGCGGCAAAGGACTGCCTTGCGCAGCCCTAGTTCACGAACACTATCAGGATCGAGGCAGGGGATGAAAAACCCCTGCCCTCTTTCAGTCGTCTCCCAAGGGAACTGGATTGAGGAGAGTTTCATCGACTTCGTCCATCTTACGTCTAACACGCATGACTGTTACTCGCATGGGGGGCCCCTTGGTTTTGGCGGTCATGTTCTTCTTCAAGTACTCGATTGGGAATTGATCCTCAAGCTGGCGCTTGAACGAAGCGTAACCGAAACTCGTAGAAGCGCAGTATGATTTAAGCAACTGTTCCTCAATGAAGTAGTCAACGTAGCCGGCTGTTATGCCGTGTTCCACACGCCCAAGAATCTTGTTGCGTGTGATCGTCTGGTCAATGACCTGACCGCTACCGAGTTCTGCCATCAAGCCGCCAGTGCTAGGACGCACAACGACAAAGCTGCCATAACTCTCACGGGTGTACGCATTAAGTATGTCTTCAGCAGTGCGGACACTGTTCTTCATACTGGCACGCATGGTCTGCACTACCTTCTTAAAAGCGTTCAGTACAGGGCGTAGTGGGATCTCCACAATGCCAGCCGCCTTGAATACGTTGCGTGCCTGCACTGCGGTTCCGATGCCTGCCATCCAGAAGCGCTCATCGTTGGTAGCGTTGAACTCTGTGTACATGGCTGCAACCGACTCGCGCACAGATGTGGGGAACTCATCAGCATGCTCCACCATGTACTCGACCTGCTTGTAGCCAGCCACGCCATAGTTGTGTTGCAAAGACTTGATGATCTCAATCTCATGGGGAGCCCATGACAGTTCTTCTTCGAAGGTGAACTCAAGCAGACGGCGAAGCTCGCCCTCAGATGAGTGGTCGCGGCCACCAGTTAGGTAGTCCACAACGTGCGTGTTAGATGACATCAGGCATGCAGTCATCCATGTAGAGAGGTTCAAGCGTTCCTTGTGGGAGCCAGACTCCATACGCTCCTTGCCCCGACCCTCGGTCATGTCCAAGAGAAACTCAGGCAACCATTCAGGGGCGGCTCGGTTCTTGGCAGTGATCTCATCCGTGATTAGCGGATGACTATTGAGCAAGCCGAGGCGTTGCTGCATAGCGACAGGAGAAGTGCTCTTGCCTGTGCGGTAGTGCGTTGGGTGTCCCCATACTGAAGCGGCAGCTTCGAGAGCCAACGTCTTGCCCGTACCAGATTCGGTACTAGCGCAGTGGTATGTCATCCCGTAGATGCCTGTAAAGCGCATGAATGGTGCGCCAGCACCGGCAAGGATTACGGCTATGTGCCCCCACATCTTCTTGGCGATCAACATATTTATGAAGTCGCGCCAAGCCTCTATGGTTCCCTTGGGTTCGGTGTTTACTGTGATGTTCTCAAGCCCCGGCATCGGGACTTTGACTGGAGGTTTGCCCTTGCTAAAGATACGACCCGCGTACACGTACGTGTTGTCGGCCTGCCATCCGTAGCTGTCGGGAACCTTGATCGCTGGTTTGTTTGTGCTAGCTTCTTCCACACATGCCCTTATATATTCAGATAGGTTTTTATCGTTGCCTTGACCAAATGCCGCCACAATGTTTTGGCTAGCCAAAGCTTTTACTGTTTCGTCTTTGCTAACCACAGCCCTTTGAGGCATGGTTATGTTCACTGCACCATCAGGCTTGAGCGCTATCAGGTGTACTGTGTGATCCCCGTTGCTGTTGAGGATGTCAACAACAAACAGTTCGTAAGGTAGCAACATGACCTGCTTCTTGGACTTGGCGCCATCATCGTCTTCTACTGTGCGCTCCATGAACGTGCCGCCGTTGGCTCCATAGGAGTAGCCGCGTGGGGGTGTTGGGCGCATGACCTTGATGACTTCTTTCTCCGTGACTGGACTGTCACTCGAAAGCTTCACCTCGATTTCTTTCTCCTCGACCTCAACCGCCAACTCACGACCTAGGATCAGTGGGTTGGTGATCTTGCCCCAATGCGGGCATGTTGGGCACACGCCGGGGTTCTCGCTATCCATCTTGATACATGGGTAGGGGCCTTTGATACTCTGAAGCTTTTGGTTCATGCGCTCAGGCTCATACGGGTGCATCTTGCTTAGCCACACCGCCGCCTTGTTGCCGTCTTCACAGACCTTAGTCCATGACAACAAGCCACGCCAGATCGGCTCCATGCCTTCTTCGGTCGCGTGTTCAACGTAATGCGCAAGCTGGCCGCACCCCCTTGAATTTTGCGTAGCCAACCAAATTGGTTTGAACTTGGTGATGCTGTTCTCAAAGAGTTTGACACTGGTTGCGGATGGAGCAGAAGCCCCAGACGGACGGGTTCCAGCCAAGTCTAGCTTGGGCGCAGCTTGCGTCTCGTACACAGACCCCACCAGCTTGTTCCTGATGTGCTCGGCAAGCATGTCAAACTCAAAGGTGTCACCGTCAGACAGTATGCGCACGGGGCGCGGTGTCGCGTATTTCTTCTTGAAATTGGTGGTGTCAGGCACACGCAGTACTCGGGCGGCATCAGCCGTCACAGTCATGTCGATAGCCAAGCCTTCCTGTTTGCACAGGCGCTTGAAGTTCTCAGCAACAGGTTTCCATGAGTCGATAGGTACAGCCTTGGTCAAAGGCCAGTAGCAGTGCAAACCACCACCAGACGCTACGACATAGGGCGTACCAAAAGCATGAAGTCCTGTATTCTCCAAGAACGCGTGAAGTGCAAGCGCGGCATCTTTCTTTGAAACGTAGCCATCCATGTCGATGAACAGGGACTTCACGTACCTAGCGTTCACGGCCAGACGGTTGTCCTCGTCACCGAAAGTAGCCAAGGCAAAGTAAATGTCGAACTTGCTGTCGTGCCAACGTTTGATTGGCGCGGTAGTCTCTTCCAGAGTATGCACGAAGGCATGCTCTTTCTTTGTAAGTTCTGCTACGCAATACCGACCAAATTCTGGCGGCGGCAGAACGACCGCTAAAAACTCAAGCGGAGTCATTGAGTTCCTTGCGGTTTAGAAAAGGTCGAGTTGGCGTGGGTCTGTGCTTACTGGGCGCTCCATGATTGGGTAACCCGCAATGCGACTGAGCAGTTCCATTTGCCAGTTCTTTGGCAAGCCTTCGGGCTTGTGTACAAAGTCTTCAGCAAACCGAATCAGTTCTTGCGTGGTGAGGGATCTAGGTTGTATTCCGTGCATATTTTTCTCCATGCCTCATCTGCTGTGCGTGAGGTCTTCATTATGTGAGTTAAGAATTCGACGCGATTACGATAGGCCACAAACACTTCCGTGCCTGTAAACCAGTTGTAGACAGTTTGTCGAGAGACGCCAAGAGCATAGGCAATCTTCGTGACCGGAAAGTCATGGTGGATCGCCCAACGCCCAAGCTGGTTGCCCAGAGACTTGGGTGTCTTCGCTACTTCGTCAATGATTTTTTGTGAGTACGCCATTTTTATTTGGCCATTGCCTTCATTACTTTGTCTAACACGCCTGACGCTTCTAATACTGCTAAGCGCTCCAAACTGTTGACAAGCGACTCGGCTTGCTTGGCTGTTTCGGCAAAGTTGGTGTTGCCTGCCACCTTATTGAACCTCTCAATCGCAAGACCGAGCTTCTCAGCCCCGTCACGCATCTTGCCGTTCACATCATTAAGATGTTTGTTGGACTCCTTCGCTTGCTCAACCAGAGCGGTAGTGCTCTTGAGAAGTGCGTCTGTCAACGCATCGGCGTCTGCTTTAGTTTTTTCTAGTGCGGACATGAATCTCCCTAGTGGTTCTCGTTCGTTAAGGTATATGCCGCCGTCAGCAGCCATAGTAGTTAGATGGTTGAAATCGTGCCACCCACCGGATGCGGTGGTATAGCCCTGTTGTTTAATCTGACGCATAGCGCCAGCAGTCATACCTCTTGTGTTTGCAGGAAAGATGATGGCCATGGTTTTATAGGGGGCCGAAGCCCCCTGTATGCTTACTCATCGTCCCAATCAGCAACGATGTCGGCCAGCTTACCCTTCTTAGCTGGAACGGATTCAACCTTGGGTGCGGCTTTACGCACTTCGGGTTCTTCTTCAGCCTCGACCTCAACGGCCTTGGCTTTCTTGGGCTTAGCAGCTTTAACTTCGGCAATGGCTTCAGCATCGTCTTCATCAAGCAGGTCACCAATAGTCTTAGCCGCAGGGCGCTTACCTTCAAGAGCCAAAGGCGCAGGGGCAACCACGCCATCAGCGGCGGCAGGAGTAACGGACACCGCCTTGTCTGCGTCCTTAGACAGAGCTTGCTCTTGTGCAATCAAGTACTCTGCGTCAGTCAACCAACGCACAGGTGCGAAGATCAGCTTGGGTGACTCAGCCTTGGTGTCAAACTTCATGCGAGTCACGATAGCGTCCAAGTTAACAGGAGGAGTCTGAGCCGCCATGTAGCGAGCGTATGCTTGTAGTGGGCGCTTCTCGCCTTCTTCCTTGCCGAAGATAGATGTAGCAGGCAGAGTCACTTGCAACACGTCGCCTTCGGGGTTGTTAGCCAAGACCACAGCCAAACGCTGTTGGTAACGGCATGCACGGCTTTGACCATTGCCTGACCCAGCGATGTTCTGCGGGCAAGCGGCACAGCTTGACGCTTGCTTGTTACGCACTCCTGCATCGGGTTTGTCACCATCAGCAGATGTGCAGTCAGGGGCGGCTGCAGCCGCGTCTTTGTCATACGATCCTGCATAGAAGATACGGCTGACCTTGGGGGCGGCTTTGACCACGATCACATCCAAGTGGCGGTCTTCGATGGATGCCACTTCCTTGCCGCCTGCAAGCAGACGGAACACGCCACCCTTGATGGAGACACGCTTCATGCCGGCACTGGTGTTAACGCCACCGGCCAGAGCCAAGGTAGTTGCAGAAAGCTCAGCGTTCTTAGCGAAGGCTGGCACGTTTGAGGGGTTGAACATTGCAATGTTGCTCATTTGATTTCCGATTAAGTTGGTTTGCGTACAGAGATGTCGAACTCAGATGTTGAGTTCAGACCGGGCGGTACGACCCCGGGGTTTTCTTCCAAGAACTGAGCCATGTTGGACTGCGCAATGCGCTTCTCAAAAAGCTCTAGGGCGTGGTTGTCAATCACGAACTGTTTGAACGAGTCCCAGTCCTGTGTGTAGTAGCGAGTTTTGACGGACATGACTGCCGTGCCCTCGGTAGTGCGAACTGATGTGACGCCCATCGCCTTCATCTGTTCCTTGATCGCGTTCTTGATCTCGTCCTGTTGTGCCTTGAGTACTTCAGCTTGTGTGTCGTACGCTTGGGTCAGTTCGGTCATGCGTGTACGTAGCTTGCGGTAAATTTTTACCAGCTTGTCTAACGGTACTGTTTCTTCTTCCATTGCTTCTCCTGTTAATTATTTGTCTAAGGTTGGACAGTTTACATGTAATTTCTAGCGTTGCAAGCCCCTTTCAAGATTTAATTTCAGTTTCGAACATGTCGGTCAGTAGTAAGTTATCACTAACTTTCCCTGCCAACGCATTAAACATCTTCTTCTCAATCGCGCTACCCTGAATGTGAATCACGGTAACTTTGTCTGAGTCCTGCCCCTTGCGGTCAGCACGGGCACAGCACTGGATGTACTGCTCCACGCTCATGAGTGGCCCATAGAACACCACAGTATCGGCGGCAGTCAGCGTGATGCCGTGCGCAGATGCCGCAGGTTGCATGACCAACACCCTAGGGTTAGCCTCAGTCTGGAAGCGATTGATTGTTTGCCCGCGCTTAGGGGGCGTTATGTCTCCGTGAATGCACTCATTGACAATGCCCTTCTTAGTGAGGTATGTGCTGATGGTGTCGATGGTGCTACGAAACAAAGCAAAGATGATGACCTTGCGGTCTGTCTCGTCCAGTATCTCCTCCAGTACTGCAAGCCTAGGCGCTGAGTCAAACTCCACTACTTCCTTGTCATCGGTGTAGGCCGCACCACAACTGATCTGCAAGAGCTTAGACACACCGGCTGCAGCATTGACTGCCGTGATGGTTTCCCCTGCGGTCTGCACAAGCATACGCTCTTTGAGAAGGTTGTAATACTTGGCTTGCTGTGGGGTTAGTGGGACTTCACGCGTCATGGTAATGACAGGCGGCAAGTCTAGGCACTGTGCTTTGGTAAAGCGTATCGCAGGCTGCAGAGCCTCATGCACTTTGTCCTTAGCATCAATCTTTGGAGCCCACTTGAACATCGTCAACTTGTTCATGACTTGATCGCGCCATGCTGTGAAGAACTTGGGCACACCTTCTGGGTTGACTAGCTTAGCCAAGCCATACGCATCAACAGGTGACTGCGATGCCGGCGTTCCTGTCATCATCCACAGGTAGGTGTTGGGAGTCAGGATGGAGTTGAGTGCTTTCCATCTGCGTGTGGTGATCGTCTTGTAAGCGTTAGCTTCATCCACAATCACAAGATCAAACCGGCCATCGTTACGCACCTCGTCAGCGATAAGGTTCAGCCCTTCGTAGTTGGCAATCACAATCTCGTAGTCACGCTGGATCATCTCGATGCGCCGACTAGCCTGTGCATGGTGCGCGATAACGGCAGAGCGATGTATCACACTGTTGTTGATGTCACCCATCCATGCACTGTGCATGATCGACAGAGGGCACAGGACAAGAACCCTGCGCACTTTGCCAAGCTTCATCAGGTAGTCAGCCGCCCACAAAGCTGAGAGCGTCTTGCCAGTGCCCGGCTCTGAGAACACAAAGGCTCTCCTGTACAGCGTGAGGAACGCTGCCGTCTCGATCTGATGCGCCATGGGCTTGTAACGCCCCGGCCAATCGTAGCGCCTAGTAATAGGCGATGGCACATTTTTAACACCTAGGTTACGCAAGACCCGCGCTTCGTCAAGTCCCCAATACACAGCCACGTCGTAGCCACCATCCATGCGCTCGACGATCTTGTGTTTCGGTATGACTTTGTACTTGTTCGGGTTCCTTGTGCGTAAGACTAGTGCTTTGTCTTCGATGATTTCCATTGCTTCTCCAAGCTATTATTTTCCGTTGTCGCTCTGATTGGCGCTCTTGCTACGAAGGCGGGTGTTGCCTGTTACTGACTTGCCCCCTGCACGCAGAGG